AATAAGTTCTTTTTTTTGTAATAAATCATTTAATTTTATATTTTCATCATCATAGGTTTTTAATAATTTATTTCTTAATTCTGCTTGTTTATCAACCTGCTTTTCTGTATTTTTGAGCTGTTTTTCAAGTTCTATAAGTTCCTGCGGTTTTTCACCTTTTGCGATAGCCTGTAATTTACTTCGTAAATTTTCTAATTCTGCATTCTGTTTCTTAATTAATTCTGCTTGTTTTTCAAAATTTGTAGTAAGCCGGTCAATTTCTTTTGATGTCTGAGATAATCCCTTATTAATACCCTTATTGTCCACGAGGGTTTTTATATTGATCGCACCGTCATATCTGTCAGCCATGTATAAACCGCCTTTCTTCTATCAAAAAAGCTTTATGATACTCATAAATAAATTAAGTTCATAAGACTTTGTATATCCATCTCACTTATTTAGATATTTTTTATATAGATAAAGAGAGGCGTGTTATACCTCTCTTTATCTTATAAATATCGCTATACTTGCAAAAGCCTGTTGTCTATTTGCTAATGTTAATCGTCTCCCAACAAATATGCTTCAATATCATCATCTTTTGAATTATCACGCATATTAATTACATTCCATCCTAAATGATCACATTCTTCCCGTTCTTCTTTGGTCAATTTACCCTTTTTATTTTTCATTCGCAGATAAACAATGCGATTAAATGTGCTATTATCAATCTCTGAAAAATGAGACATAAATGTCCACCAATGCATATTATCGCACTTATCAAGATCAATTCCCTTTTTTAGCAATGCGGAATAAATATAATCTGCATCTCTTTCAAAATCACAAACTTTTTCATTTGATTGATTATTGTCAGAATCTTTTCCGCAGCGGTAAAATTCCATTGCCTTTTCTAATGCTTTTTCTAAATCATCTGGGACAACATCATAAAAGTTTTCAATTAATATTTCCGCTTTTTCTTCGTTTGTCAGATCATCATCCTGTAGTGCCTGAACAGTTATAAGGCAATCCCTAAAATCAGTATTTATTGGATATTCAATTTCGTCAATAATTATTGATTCAGGAGCCTTATTTATAAGCCTGTTCATGCTTTTTTAGGTGGATTTAAGCGTTTATATTTTTGTGTTTTTTCTTTCCGGGCATTTTTGAAGAATGGCAATACTCCATTAAGCAAAGGTAACACCAGCTCAGCATCACGGCTGCCTTGCATGAACAAATCACATGTGCCAACCCCAAAGATACCATCAAGTTCTTTTGTTATATTGTCAATCATATCGTCTGTGGTTTGAGTCGCCAGCTTTATTTTTGCAAAAACATCACTGGCCTTTTCAAAATCTTCGATAGTCTCAAGCTTTTGATCAATATCCTTTATTTCAATTTCATTAATCTTTTTATGTCCGGCAACCAATTCTTCCATGATGTTAATAAGCATGGTATAGGTGGCGGTGTCTTCCGGATTAAACTTGATTTCGCCTATTTGCTTTCCGTTTTCGTCCAGAATTGCCTCTCGGATAAATTTATCCTTTATTGTTATAGCCATTTTATTCCCCCTTTTTCGATTCCAGATCATCCGAAAAATCATTTATTGTTTTAGAAGTTTTGCTTTTGGAATTAAAAAAAGATGAATTATTATCCACCCTTTCTGCCATTCCATGTGCAATTATAACTTCTCCGCGTTTCTCACTGACTGGAATTATCTCATCTTTTTTTACCACCCTGCCTTGTTCCAAGTCAAAATAAGGCTTTACTATTTTAATATCCATAAATGCCTCCTATATTGCCGGTGTAAAGGTAAGTCCCCTTTTCAGCGTGTCAATTGTGCCCTTTGTAATCTCGCCACCAAGATGAACTGTAAACGGAAAATTTGTCCGGGAACTTCCACCCATGCTTGTTGGGTATATTGTTGATTTTTCGTGTACATCAGCTTCATAAGCGCCTGGCGTCCCTAACATTCCAAACCCTTCTAATACCCTGAACTGAGAAAACTTTTCAAGCGTGCCCTCACGTTTATATTGTAGCAGCAACGCGCTTAGCTTTCCACCCTTTGCAAATGGGCGGAATGTGTTCGGCTCAAATGCAATTTGCTCCTCGAACTTATCAACATCAGTATAGGTATCTCCCAAAACATCCGTAACCGTTGTTACTTCCGGATTAAACTCCATTGATGTATCTTCGGTTTTGTAGCCCTGTATTTCCCATTCCGGGGTTACCGCTCCTTCTGATACATCCACTGCAAAAATGTATAAATTTCTTAATGCCTCGCCTGTTAAATTAAAATCTGTTACCATTAATAATCATCCTCACTTTCTATCATTGTTTGATATCTAATATGTATGTTTGTTTGATATGCTGCAAATGGAATATTCGCATCCTGCACAACATTCCATAAAAAACCACCATCAGCCCACATTAATTCTTCCGGATAAAATGACGTGCTAAAAAGAGGTGCTTTTTTCATTAAACTTTGAGTTAAAACCCATTGCTCAAATCGTGATATAAATTCTGCGGTTTCTTTGTTAAAAATAGGATCGATAAACTGTCGCAAAATATTTAATGTAAAATTTGCCTGGTTGGTTACAATAATACTTCCATCAATAAATCTTTCTACTGTCGGCGAACTTAATCCATTATAGGAGATTCCGTTACCCTGTGTAACATTAGGGCTAAACGGTACCACAACCACTTGATTCACAGGGTCAAATTGAGCTGCTGTTATGTTCCCTGTGGCATTTAAAAACGGACAACTCTCAATAAATTTTATAAGACGATCTAAAAATAAAATCTCTTCGTCCATTAATATACCTCCAAATCTAATCCAAGTTCTCGTTTTAGATTTCCTGCAAATGATTTAAGGTTATCAGATTTCCATCTTTCAAACCAGAACGAACCACGTTTTCCGCCACCATGATAAACCAAATTAATATCAGTCACAATTTTTTTATTCCCAGCCAACGCCCATGCACTTCCTGTCTCAGGATCAATCATTAGTTTTACATAGTATAAAAAACGTGCATAAGGAGTCAGCCATGTGACTGTACCACTGCCTATTATCGTGGCGATTTCTCCGCTTCTGATAAGTGTACTTGTTTTTAACGGTATATATGGTTCGCAACCACTTAAAACCGCAGCATCTATAAATTTTTGCAATGAACTCCCTTCACCGAAAGTATTATTCATGCGTTTTTCAAAACCGGGATACCATTCAATCATTGCCTCCAATGCTTTATCTTTTGAAATTGGTTTAGACTTTGGTGTTGTAATTTTCATGATTCACCTTCTTTCGGACATAGAAAACCGACCTTTAAAGACGTTTTAGTAATTAACCCCTAAGCACAATATGCCACATATCCAACGGACCAAAGTTTTGTACATTTACTTCAATAATACGTTTAGCTGTTGGATTCAAATTCAAAAAATTGTTTTCTTGTATTGTTATTCGATTACTGGCATTAGGAGAAGCCCACGAAAATTCATGTAAATTAATGCCAGCAATTAAAATAGGCAAATTCTTGGGGTCGACAGTCCAATAAACATCAGGAGCATCGTTGGGCAATGCATTCCATTCTTCCGGTGTTAAATAGGTTCTTCCTGTTACCTCGGCGCTATATGGGATAAATATTGTCGCATTATTTATTGTTTGTTGTCCTGTTCTAATAAAATTACTTATACTATCAGAATCCCAAAAACAACCTTGTAATACCGCAGTAACATTTGTTTGATTTCCGGTTAGATTATCTGTCCGTCTCGGAAATATTGTTACCGGTCCTGTTACTTCCGGTGGAAACTGTATTTTTTTCTTCTGCCGCCTTTCAGCGAATTGCTTTAAATATGATGTAGACATAAATCCCCCTTTTTTCAAAACAAAATATTATAGCAAATTGATAAGACAATTAAAAATTAAATTGTTTTTCATTTCTGATTTATTACAATCCGAATAAAATTAACAGCGGCAATTATTGGGTTTGGTATATTCAGTTTATTAAATACCCAAAACATTAACTTGGTAAAGATAAAATAGACACATATCATAATATATAATGCCCATAAAATATAAAGAAAGGTTTCCATACATTTATTCTCCATTCAGATAATCGGCGACATCATGTAAATCAGTGAAATATTTACCGCCGTTCCGTTCAACCATTCTACCAACCTGATTCAATGATTTCCATTGACCATGTTCCCATGTTGATTTATCCCATTCATATGTCAGCAGGCAGAATACTGTTTTATCAGGGCGTTTATTGCTATCATCAACAACTTCCGCTATGCTGTATACTCCTGTCATTTTTGGAGTAATGACATACAGACAATAATCGCATAATTCACGCTGTTTTATTTCTTCTGCCATGCATTCGGATGTCCAGTCAGGCACAACGGGATTAAAATAGTCAATTTTTAATAACTTGATTAAATATTCTCTCCATGTGCTTTCGTTGCATGTGCCGCCTAAAAATACTTTCATTTTGTAACTCCTTTCCAAACAAATAAATTATGCAGCTCGCCGCCTGCCAAATATCGTTTAATTATCCCATTTACACGAACATTAAAATCGGCTTTGTCTTGCTTGATACTAACTGCACCCTTACTATATGCTCCTACTGATTGGGAAGGTTCCATGCTCATAAATTCCTTTTCAGATTCCACATAGAACGCCTCCGCAACCTCACAGGTACAAAGCTTCAAAACTTCTGGGACTTTATCGAACTCAATCCTTCGCCAGTTTATATAATCGGAAGCAGTGCGAGACCAAAATAAAAATTCTTCAAGCGGTATAATTTCTGTTCTACCAAGAAGATATTCATTTTTGTAAAAGTCTGTATCGGCAAAAAACATACTATTATACCGCCTTTCCTATTTTGGGTTTTAAATTGATGATTCCAATTCATGTATCCGGGCATCTCTGTCTCTGACCATTTGCTCAAATCTTGCGATTTCTTCATCTTTTTCTTTTGTAATCTTTTTAATCTCTGCGTCCTTTGACTTTATTTGCTTAGATAATTCGGAAATTTTCAATTCAAGGACGCCAACAGAATCATCTGTTCTTTTTTTTGATTTGATTTCCTCGAACTTTCCCGTACTTGCTAATTTATACATCCGGCTCCCCCTTATCTTCCAATTCCTGTCATTATAGAATGATGCCATTCCGCGCCATAATCAAAGCCAATTTCGCCATACAGCTGGCCTCTTTCACTTGCCCCGGTTTTTGCTAAAGGCTCATAAAACAAAACGCCAAGGTTTTCACCCCTGTCATTAATTGTTGGCTTTTCTGCGATTGCCAGTAAGCTAACATTAATAAATGAAATACAAGCAGTAGGTATCATGGTATCCCAAAAGATATTGATGTCTCCGTAGTTGGTGAGGATTGTCGAATATGCTACACCGCCCTCTGTTCTTGAGGATGGAAGAGCAGAGCCCGGTATCTGAATATATGTATCTGTTATAATATCCATCATATCGGGATTAACCCAGATTTCAATTCCTTCGGGCGAAAATCCGTTTTTGATTGAATTCATGAGTACATCATTCACCACATTTTTGCTTAAATATGCTCCCCCTATATCAAACCGATTGGTCTGTAGTGCTTCCATTAATCCTCTGGATTTAGGTGCCACCGTTGTGCTGCCTGGTATATACTGATATGTACCATTGATTGTAGTCCAGTTTAAATCCTTTCGCATTTCATCGACTACTACACCAACCTGAAAGTCTAATTCATTCGGTGTATTATTAGCGGCTCCTGCTACATTAACTCCACCCAATGCGTTAAAATTGGACTGCTTCATATAAGAGACTGCAACGGATTCATGATAAATCTGAATTACATTAGACTCCTGATCTCTTTCTGTTGTTTTGGGATCAGGTGCAGTCAGGGATTGTTCTTCACTTATTTCCGGCTGCTTAGGGTCTCTTGTTTTATACCCACCTGCCAAAATAAATTCAACAGAATTAGTAGTTCTTCTACCACCTTCTCTGCCTCTGGCGTATATAGCATCAATAAATTTTGTGGCTTTGTCTGTTCTTGCGTGTAACATTCCCGAATAGTTAATTGTATCTGTTAAAGTTGTTCCTGTTGGCATTTAATTCACTCCTATTCTAATTCAATATTTTTTCTTTTTGCTTCTCTGATTAATCGTGACATTTCAGCCGATTTCCCCTGTTTGGCAGCCTGTTTATAACTTTCTCTTAAGGCTTCTTCTTCTGTTTTGGAAACCGGTTTTGTACCTGCTCCGCCAGCCATTTCCGGCAGCTTGGCAATTGGTGGCTTTTCTTTTAGTACAGTCTCAACCGCCTCATCAAATGTTACAGCGTCAGAAATCTTTTGATTTGCCAGGTATGTGACATAGTCTGTATCTACGCTTGACAAATCCAAGGCTTTTTCTTTACCATATAGTTTGTAAAGGGCAGCGTTTACAGTCTCTTTCTGCTCCAATGCGGCGAGTTTAGCGAGACGCTTGGCAATTTCTTCATCATTCTTTTTATGCTCCTCTAATTCGCCCTGTAGCTTCTCAATAAGGGGCTTATCTGCTTCTTCTTTCTGTTGTCGTTCTCGCTCGGCTTTCAAAAGAGATTGAACTTGCTCAAATTCATCATCGTCCTTTACGCCTAATTTTGCATATAAGGTTTTCTTTTCCTTGATAGCCGTCTTCTTGAAAAGTTCATTATCTTCTTCCTGTGTTCGTGTAATTGTTTTCGGTTTCTGTTCGGTTTCTTTTATATCCTCCGATTCGGATTGTTCGGTAGTTTGTGAAGTTTGTTCCTCACCAGTTTCCGATAGACTGTTTTCAGTTGCGGAATCATCTTTCTCCGCAAAAAACTGTAAGTTAATTGGTAATAATTTTTTGTGTTTCATAATGTTTTCCTTTCATTCGGTTTAAGTCCGATAACTTTTGTTCCGTTTCTGAAACGGATAAATTTATATAATAAAAAAGAGCCGAAAATACAGTAATAACTGCATAGTCCGGCTCAATTGGCTCACATAGAATATTTTATTATCATTATAATTGCTATTATTAAATACAAAAGTATTATAAAGCCATATATCCACATGGGGGATAATACCCAAAACCACGACCATGTAATTATATCAGTTAATTTAAAAGCAATAAATAGTATTTGAAGCACCACCCCTATGCCTACGCCTGTATTTCTATTGTTATTTTTCTGATTCATCAATTCCTCCTCCTATTATTATTTCAATTTCTTTCCGACACTTCTTGCATTTATCATAAACCCCAACGCAGACTGCGTTATCATCTTTCTTTAATAATTTCTGTCCGCAATTAGGGCATAGATACCATTGTTTATCATTATCCATTATATACAACTCCTATATTCTGGCTTCTAATGCGTCAATTCTTGCCATTAATGCATTGTTAATTTCTTCAATTCTGAGTCCTGCCGTTGCTGCTTTGATTGCCGCATTATCAGCCACAGATCGCGCGTTAGTTGCTTCTGTCTGTATTGCCTCGACATTTATGGAAAGCATATCCATCTTTTCTTGTAGGGCAGATACTTTTGATTCATTCGAAAAAGCTGTATCTATTCCATTATCTATTTGCTTTCCGGTATGCCTTGAATTATATTCAGCCATCTTGTCACCTCACTAAAAATTGATTTTCTTCAACAAAAAACCGCTCATTATCGGCGGTTTTTAATTCTTTATATTCAACTAGATTTTTCTCAAGTTGCTGTTTTATAGCTATCCATTGCCGCCTAAGGTTCAATCTGGCAGAAGATGAAAGTGTGGGTTTTGGCATAATTATTTATTACCTCCTAAAATCATATTCGTGAAAGACCGTCAACATATACTCTTTCCCATTGTGGCTGTAATGACATGGCTTCACTAAATTTTTTATATTCAGCTCTTTGTGCCTTATATTTTGATTTTGTCTCTGTGTATGCGTCCATGTTTCCACCAGATTTATACCCAACTGCCAGAGCACGTGTTTTTCTCATAATACGCTCCATACGGCGTTGCTCTTGGGTTGCTTTATACCTTGTATATTCATTTACCACTTTATTTCCCTTTCTGTCTGTAGTTTCCCATTCGGTTATTTCCTTGTCTTTTTCTTGCTGCTCAGCAATCTCTTCATCCGAATAGTTGGGATCCATTAACCCCGGTAGGAAACCAGAAAAATTATGTCGGCAATTCCATCCTCCTATACCGTCTCCGGTTCCATAGCCGGTATATTTGATAAAATCTGGATAGTCTTTGTCTTTTTCTGTGGTTTCCCTTTCAAGAGTGGTTAAGTTTACTCCATTCTTTGCAAATATTTTCCCTTGCCAGGCTGAATGGTCTTTTATGTCTCCCCAGCCATTTCCAGTTCTTGCGCCGTCATGCATACTTACTTGTATGTGTTCTGCATTTATTTCATTAATGGTCCTTATTGCAACCTGATTAGCTAATTGTCCGACACCAGTAAGAACTGCCCGGCGTGTGGCTACTTCAACCCGATCAGTATGACCGCTTTCATAATCAACTACCCTTATCCCACTATCTACCAGACTTTTCACAGCTCTTTTAATAGCATCGTCATAACTGGAAGTACCGGAAGTAACTTGGAATGTCACTTCATCCAATTTATTGACAAATGTATCTCTTACATTGCGATATCTTCCGTCAGAATCCCTAAATCCAATTGTTTGCGTTAGATTTGTGAATTCGCTTTGAGTCTGATCTGAAATGGACTTTGTTAATTGCTGTAAAAAATCATTGTCTTTATATTCAACAAATTCTACGCCCTTTGCATCATATAACGCTTTATCATAGACGTATGCTGATTCAGCAGCCTGTTTGAATATCTCATCTATTTCAATCAGAGATAATTTTGTCATGTCTGAAAGTATATTTTTAAATTCTTTATCAATTTCCCGGATAGTAGATAGCCGTTGTATTTCATAATCTACGGAACCAGATATCTCATGCATAGATTTGATTTTCCTTGCAATCTCCTGGATCAATCTATTTTCGGCGGTGTTGATTATACGAGATACCGGCTGCGGAGCTTCATCATAAAATTGTGAATCAAGCATATCTATTCCCCTTTAGTTATTATTCATCAAACTCTAAAACTTCTGGTAATCCTGCTTGGGCTTCCTTTATCATTTCAGGTGTAATTTTTGAGAAGAAATCTGAATTTTCAATAACAAACGCTCTGATCTCTGCTTTATCAATAATATCACTGCCTTTTAATGCTATAAGCCATTTTAATTCCTCGTAATATTCGGCGCGCTTTTCTTCGGTAGTTTTTAATATGCTATCATCCCAGAAGAACGATATATCATACTCTCCAAATGGCGCAAGATTATAACGTGTAGCAATGTCGTCCATGACAACTACAAGGGTTTCTAATGATGATTGCGCTGCTCTCTGTATATCTGATACCGTTTGATAAAATCGCTGTTTGGAATTCTTTATTTCCGTGGCTGTTTTATCTGTATCCTGGGGATTTGATAATATTCCATAAGCAAGCCCCAAGACAAATTCTATTCTCCGTAAAAACTCATTTAATCCATTGAAAATAGATACATCGCGAAATTCGGGGTTATACTCAGTTATTCCGATTTCACCCGGAACTGTTGATCCTTCCCATGCGCGAAATAGCCGGTTGCGTCCTTGCGGTATTATAAAATTACCATTGCTGTCTTTTTTCATCAGATCGGAGCCTACATCAATAGCTAATTCTCCGCCCTCGAATTCCCAGATAGCCCTACCAAATTGCTTATCGCCTTCTCTTATTAAATCAATGCCCCGGGAAAATAACGCCTCACCTCTGCCAGGCATCTGCAATACAGCGAACCATGGATGTTCTACATCTGGCCATTGTACATACTCTGGAAGTTCCTTCCACTCGTCAGGTCCCTCTGCAAAGGATATTTGCTTGCCTAAGGCATTCATATTTTCACTTTTCCAGATTGAATATTCAATTCGGTATGTGTTATTTTCAAATGTGCATTTTTCTAACAGAGTGTAATAATATGTCTTCTGGTCAATGTTTTCTGTGAGTGTATCGGCAAATATAACGCTAACGAGTTCGCCCAGCTCGTTATATTTCAAGGGATAAAAGCAATTATTTTCTGATACTGTTACCATTATCTCACCGTATCTGACAAAAGGCTTTAAAATAACAACACTTCCTGCACAGCATTTTTCTATAGTTTCCCTTAAGTCGCCGATCACTCGCTTGTATTGATAATCCAAGAATTTTGATCTTGGATTATCCCCTGTTACTTCACTTTCAAGCTTCACGGTTACCGCTATTGCCGTTTCAGAACATGCACCGGCAGCAATATGTAAACTTGGAACGCCATTTTCTGGATCCGTATTCCATATAGCCTCACCATTATATAACTGCCGCCATAATTCATATTTTCGTTGCTGCTCTGGGGTAATGGCTATTTTTAAATTTAATGCGGCTTCTATATCCTTTTTTGAAAACAATCCTCGCCACCACTTTCTAATTGCGGAAATAAATCCCATATTTCACCGCCTAATTATTTATTAATCACAGCAAGCTAACGCCATAACCTGCCCTGCCTATATGTTTTTAAAACTCCCCAATTGACAATCATCAGAAGCAGGCATTTCAGATTGAAAATAAGCGAATTTTCTTTTGTCCATTTAAAGGATATATCATATCCAATGTTTCGTACGCTCAGGTAATCGCATATCTCCTTGAATATATAAATGAACTGCCATGGCTCCCCGTAATTCCCCAATTCTGCCATTTCATCTATTTTTCCGATAACATGCCGGATTTGGATATGGTCCTTAAGGGCAGTTTCCAGCTTGATATTGAAGTTTCCGTATCCGATGCCGTGGAGACCTTCAATATCTTCAAGTTGTTTTGAAAATGTCATTTTCTTACCAACCTCTCGAACAATTTTTGCAGTTTGCTTGGTCTTATATGTCGTACTTTTACCTTGAATCCTTTGTAGTTGCTCTCAATTGCATAAACTATATCAGTATTGCATTGTCTTTGTGATCCCGGATTGGAAGTATACCATTCTTCGCCAAGAAAATACCTACAAAGTTCATAGACTGCTACCTGTGCATCCATAGGCGGCGAAATTAACCCATAATCCTTACCGTCCGTCAGGCTTAAGATATGTTCTTTGTCAACTTTATTTCTCACCTTTCTGTTTCCTCTCTAAAGGCTCAAATCCTATCGAACCACATATTTTACATGGCGCTGGATTTTCTATTTCATGTTCATCCTTAACAATATCTCCGCATAAACTACATTTCCATTTTTTCGCCATCCACGGAGGAGGATTTATTGCATCTGGGAATCTACCCATGAATCTGATTACATCATGTTTATTCATTGCAGGTTCGCTCCTTTCCGTTCCTATATCCCACGGTATACAGTATTTAACATTTCTTCAAACAGAATTTTGTCCTTTTCATATCCGCACTCCTGTGCTATTTCCATGAGTTCTCTCACTTCATCAGCCTTGGATTTAAATGGATATCCGAATCCTCCAATTGCGGCAATGGGTAAATTTTCAAGTGATTCCATATTGTGTTCTCCCTAATCTCTATTAAAATAGACGCTTTATGCGCCCTGGTTGTTATTGTTCTATGAGTGGTAAAATTCCTTTTTGAGTTTTGAGCAACTCATATATGAAGAGACGGCCTTTTTGTGTCCATTGGGTGTGGAGTCTTACATCTGATCGACCATCTGTTCGCTGAAAGTCAATTGTCTTACTATGAGTATATCCGCATGACTGGTATTTTGCATAAAGAAGCCATTGCCCGTCCTGGTGATACTGTACTTTTAATTCATGAAGTATTTTATTCATCTGTCGCGCACTCATTCCGTAATCCTTGGCTATTGCATTTATATTAACCAACCCGGTGTTCTGTAATATCCAATCTACATAATCGGCTTTTGGCTTCAATTCTCCAATGATTTGATTCTTTGCTGCTATCTCTGATTCTAATTTCTTTTTTGATTCACGCTCCGCTTTCAAATTCAGCAATGCGTTAATCAATAGATCTGGATCATCAAGTAGTCTTTCAGTAGCATAGAGACCATTTTTGCGTATATCTTTAAGAATTTGCTTTACTTCTTTCTTGAATTGCTTCGCAATTGGCTTGCGGCTTGTCATGAGTATTTCATAAAGACCATCTTCGGTTAAGAACCAAGATTCCTGCAATCCTCCAAGGGTCTTAATAGTATTCAGCACCTTTTCGGATTCATCAACATTTTTTATCATGACATCTGCTTGAGAATGTTCAATCCATGCTGCTACATCCTTTGCGAAAAATAAAGGATTTTCAAAGTCTCCATAAATCTTAAAATCTTTTCCTAAAACTTCTCTCTGTTCAACAACTTTTAATTCATTCAATTTACCAGTCCTCCTAAATTATTATGTCAGTCCAATTATAAGCATAAGAAAAGAGTGGGGGACTGGTTCCCACTCTACGGTTGTACAGACCGCCTTATGCAGTAAAATCCTTTCGGATTATTACCATTTTTGTCAACTCTACGCGAAACAGCTCTTTTGCGCATAGGTAAGTGCCTGATAACATGTGTTATTGTGCACTTTTTTGTGTTCTTAGCGCCATAATCTTATATATTGATTCATTTTTGTGTTTTTCAGTATGGCATTTTGCACATAGGGTTTGTAAATTTTCTGGATTGTTTTTTCCACCATTTTTTCTATGTATTATGTGATGAATATTTAAATCATTTTTTTCTCCGCATTCAACACATGTATAATTATCTCTTTCTAAAATTTCTTTTCTTATTAAGCTAAATTCATATTTGTATTCTTGTCTTTTCTTTTTCCTTATTTTTGCCTTGCTTAACTCCTTAACTTTAGTAGGTTTCTGTTTTATTTCGGCTTGTTTACAATCTTCTTTTTCAATAAGTTCATTTTTCTGGATTTTATTATTATATAACCACTCTCTATTACAAATCTTTGAGCAGTATTTTTTTTCAGAAGATATTTCGTCTTCAAACGCTTCTCCACAATATTTGCATTTGCATAATTTAAAAAATACTAATTCTCCGTTTTCTAAAACTCTTATCACAATAACCTCCTACCCATATATTCAAGCATGAAAAAGGAAAGGCGGGTTATACCTTTCCTACGGCTTGCAAACCGTTCATGCTATATGTAAATGTCTATTGACAAATTACATTCATTTCTCTGTTATCGGGATACCGATATGGCAAATTGCACAAAATATTTCCTATTGGATAAATCTCTTAATCTGTCTTGTAAACCCATATTCCAGGGAATCGAGAGTATCAATATCTGATGTTCCATCATCCAGCCTTTCATCAATTCCAATTTCTGCCGGTACTGGATTCCATATTGCTGTTTTTAATGCTTCTTTTAGCGTCTCGCAGTGCCTTGTGTATAGGAATCTATCTTCTCCTATTAGTTTCTGCATTAAATCAATTCTGTCATTGATTTCAGCCTTGTAGCATCCTCTTACAGTTACTTGCGGATATACTTTTTCTACTGCTCTTTTTACACCGGTTCCCAGCGTGACGGCCTCATTGTCCCATTCGAGATAATCACATCTTCCAAATTCTTTAATGACAAATCCAACAAACTCCACTACAAACTTATCGACATCGGCTGGAGCAATTCCCTCTTTATAATCCTTGTGAAATATTCTTTTACTTGCCAATCCTATCAATTTTTGATAGTTTGGTGTAATTCCGGTTGCTACAAGAGCATGAGCGGATTTATTACCGCCAAAGTCAAGTCCTACGTTTATTTCAATCATGCGAGGCAGTTGCTTTTTCTTTCCACTTCTTATTTCTTCTTCATTTTTACTATAATCAAGAAAATAATTCTGTGGATTATTCGCGAATCGTTTATATATAAGTCCCTCAGCTTGCTTCCTCAGTCCTAAAATATCACGTTCATAATGCACGGTGCCTTTGTCATATGTTTTTAATACAGATTTTAACTTTATATCTGATATACTTAAATTATCAAGTAACGTAAAATGTCCCCAATTATATCCATATTCTGGATCTTTGTTTTGCTGCTCCTCATGAAAGTCTAATATGTCTGTATAATATACATGGTTTGGTGATTTAGGGTTCAAGTCGTGAAAAATTTTGCGATTGTTGCTTGCTATCGTCCGGTCAAAAACCTCTTGGATAAATGTCGGATGGCATTCGTTGGCTTCTGTGATATAGGCAGTGCCGTATGTATAGCCTTTTATATTGGCATCATCACCACTTTTTTTTCCACCGGCAAAGAAGATAATCTTCTGGCCCGTTTTTGTGTCAATGTATAAGCAATCCTTTTTTTCAAACTTTCCAATTCGGCAGCAACCATCAAAATAATTTTTTACTCCGAAACCATCACATTCTAATATATTTATCCTGGCTGATGATTGATCTACTCCTGCCGCTAAATGAAAGCGATCAGGATGAATATCTATCTCATTACACCATGCCAAGGTGTTAATTACGTTCTTCGCCCCTCTTTTCCCACCTTCGGCAACGTTGAACCATGAGTAATTTGTCTTTAAAAGATATTTAATTTGATTTTCCGTAAATGGCGCAGGTATATTCATTTATTCACCAGCTTCTGGAAGTTTCCTGTTCGGTCTTGGATTATTAATTAATTCTGCTATGGCAATACGTCCCTCATTAACTTTATTTATATATTCTTCATTGTTATCCGAATTGATTTTTGATTTCATAAATAAAATTCTTGCTCTCTGTTCTTCATCAGCCAAATCTATGTGTTGTCCCAACCAATCCATGGCTTTTGATTTTTCATAAAGTTTAACGCTGATTCCGAATTGCCCTTCTTTAACTTCAGATACAAGAACACCATCTATTTCTGATCCGTCTTTGATTTTGATTCTATTACTCTTAATTTCAACAAAATCATTGATATCAGCCCTTGCGATATCAAGATACCATTGAAATAAATCCTTAATATCCAATCCAATTTCCGCTCTATATTCGGATAATAGTCGTTCAATCTCTTTTTTCACTCCCTTATTTTCCCATAGTTTATATGCATTGGCATTGGCCGTTTCCCATGATGCTCCATAGGCTTTTTGATAAGCCTTAGTCTTATTTCTATATTTAACATATAAAATACAAAAAAGTCTTTGCTTGTCAGTCAAATCAGGATTATCAATTACCTGCTCAACTTCTTCTGCAACGACTTCTCTTTTCTTCGTTGCGTTGCTTTTCTTTTTTGCAACGTTGCGCTTATTATCGTCCGTTGCGTTGCGGTTCTCGTTGCGTTGCCATTTCCCCCTATTTTTCCATGAACGGATAGTTCCTTCTGGGATGTTAAACTGATTGGCAATCTCAATTAGCGCGGTCCCATTCTCATACATTTCCTTTGCTATTGTTATTCTTTCATCTGGTGCTCTTGCCAATTATCACCACCTCATTATCCAAATATTTCATATTTATATAATTTTAAACTACGAAGTTTTCCGTAGTTAGGTTTTTAATCTTGCTATCTATAGCCAACCCCAGGGGCAAAGGATTCTAAGTCTTGCAACCTACTCCCATTTCGGGAACCCAGCCTTATCCTTCACAAGTTGGCTTAAATCGAAAAGGCAAGCACTGGATTAACCTAATGCCTGCCTCAACGGAAGGGGGATACTGAAATATCAATGCGTATTTTACACATTTCTACATTTTAATTATATCATGCCTTTTTTTGATGTCAATACGGTACGGTGTGGTATGGAGTGGTGCGGTGTGGTGTCATGTGGTGTCGTGTGGTGTGATGCGGTACTCATAAGTCCTGATTTTCTTTCGGGACGCATTCCCAAGTATACATCCATCCGTTTTTTTCTTTAATTCTCTTAAAATCATAATTTTGAAGAAATGCAAATATCTTATCAAGACAATAATAGCAATCCTCCGTCTTTTTATTGCAGTCTGGACATATAAATGCTTTGCAAAACTCCATACAGCCATCCTGGAATTCTTCTTCTGTCATTCCTTCGTCTGGATCGATATATGACCATAGCTGTTGTGCGATAAAACCACATTCTTTGTGATTCTTCCATTCATATAGCTCACCACCATCTTTGAGTTTTGCATATTCATAAGATGTCCCTTTTTCTATTGTTCCATTGCAATATGAGCATGTATGATTTTTTCGTGCAACCTTATCTTTTCGCTCTAATATATCTGGCATATTTTTACCTTCTTTCTTTGCCTTTATACCTCAGGCAGTTCGATATATACAATGATAGCTTTTATCCATGGTAGTGCTTCGTAGGCTAAAAGAATTTCATCGTCTGTCATTTGGTCAAATTCATCTATAGATAAGATTTCCTCCATGAGCTCTGCCGGATCGTCATTGCCCATGTATGTTATCCTCTCTCCGACTATAAGATATTCTTCGATATTGGATTTACCCCAGCTTCCACCCCAATATGTAGGACAGTCCTCTGCTGCAATCTCGTATGATACCATTGGCAGTATTGGTAGTTCTGGATTATCCTTGATTAACTGTATAAATGAATTATCTTTCATTTCTAAATCTCCTCCATTGATTAATTAGCATTATGTAATTATCTCACCACAGTAAGCACATTCTTTTCCAACAAAGTATTTCTTGCTAAAACTCCAAGTCTCACACTCATCTCTATCTTCTTCTGTCATTGGTATATAACCATCTCCTAAACATTTACCGTTAATATCATAGTAATTGTCTTTGTATCTGATAATAATATGTTGCTTATCTAGTGAAATATAAAATTCACTGAGAGGGTAATAGAGATTCACAAATTTTGCAAACTTGTAACAGGCTCCCTGTGTACATATTGTTTTTACTTCTGGATCAATATTACGAACACTTTCGATAAATTTATCAATACTTACCATATTTCCCTCCATAGTATTTAATTTAATTCACTGAAATCCTTCATATAATTGTCAAGTTTCTGATTTACACGCTCTAATTCCTGTCGAATTGCAAACCTCATTGATTCAGGATTTACTAAAATATCATATGTTTCTCCACCATCAAGAATAGTTAACATGAATTGTCTTCCCCTCACATCACCAGTATTTCCCCAACACAATTTGTCTTGTTCTTCAAGCTCATTTTTTCTTTTCTGAGCCTTTTCTATTTCTTTTTTTATAAATATCGCCTTATTAAGTGTACTCTCTGTCATTACGGTCCTCCAATTTTAATTAAGAATCAGTATATATTTACTGTTTCACCATCGCATTCAGCCATTTCAGCAGGTATTAGCATTTCACTATCAAAACGGTAAACCGTAAGATAATCTAAATCTTCCCCGGCCATTTTTAGATTCTGCAAAAACACTAGTAATTCATTTGCTGTTAAATTCATATTGTTTAACTCCTCCTAACTTTTAATTTAATTCATCAATCTTCTTACGTATTAAATATTGCTCATTTTCATAATATTCTGCTATGAATTGTAGAATACGCTTCGCGTCCTCCAAGGGTATTTCCACCGAACTTATACCATAATCCTTATGATTCTTGCAATTCAAAATTAATTCTGAGTCAATATGGTCTCTTTGTTCAATAACTTTATCGCGCATTTTATTTA